AATGTTATATCTTTTATTACGGCTGGTTTCATGTTTGAGCCTTTCTTTCTTTTATTCTATCCCAGGTGTTTGCACAAATTATATATTGAGAATTGAGTTTATTTCGTCTGTTGTCAAACCTGATGCTTCACCAAGTTTTGTTATTGCGTCAATTCTTTTTTGTTGTTTTGCCAACTGCTCGGCTTCAAGTAGTGCTTTTTCAGCCTTATAAGTTTCAAGTTCTGCAATAAAGTTTTCTTTATCTGCACCTGTTAATTCAATCTTGTCATTATCTATTCCAATAAATATCTTTTCAGTTGCCATTATCATCTCCTACTTATTAAAGCCAAAGACTTGAATTTGACCAGTCATTGTGCCTGTGCTTTTTAACAAAGTTAAACCCGTATATGCAGTTGCGACATCGTGCAAACCTGCGCCAGCAAAAGAGAAAAATTGACCCCCTGAAGTTAAACCTAAAGATTGAGCAGTAAATTCTGTTGCGTTTGTTTCATTTGGACCATAAAGTTCAACTCTTGCAACTTGATACCCTGTTGTCAAACTTGAATGTTGTGCTGTCAAAGTCCAGTTACTTACAGCATTAGCAACAAAATTATTTGCAGTGTTACCACTATTTATGCCAGTAAAATAAACGGAATAATTATTGGCAGAAGCATCTGTTCCTGCAACTCTTAATCTCATAAATATGTCAGCAGTTGCAGCATTGGTTGCAGTAATTGTTGCAATAACTAAATAACTTGTATATGCAGAACTAAAACAATCATTAACAGATTGACTCGCTACTGCACTAAAAGAAGTTGTATTAAGAAGCGTTAAGCCTTGTGTAGAAACAGGCGCGATGCTTGCCCAAGTTGAACCAGAATAATATTCAACTTGATTTGTGTTATCTAAATAAGAAATCATTCCCTCAGTAAAGTTTGCTGTACCAATTGCACTTGCTCTTGCTGTTGAATCGGCAAAGCGCATTACTGCTTGATCTTGAAGGTAGCCTTGAACTTGTGCAGCAGTTAAAACATCACCTGCTGAAAATGATTTGTAGCCTAAGCCTGCCATTTGTTTCTCCTTGTTAGAATCCTAGCGCACTTGTATCGAGGATTCCAAAGACCGTATCGTCAAGCACAAAGTTTGCGTAATCTAATGTGCTTAATCTTATTGTAACGGAATGTGAGATTGAATTTGTTCTGTGTTGGATTCCGGTGATTTGTGCGTATTTGTTGATCTGTGATCCTATGTTGTTTGGTGTGAATTTGACTTGTATAACATCAGTGAGTTCTAGCGAAAGCACGTTGTTTTGTTGTAGCGTGGTTAGGTTTGCCATTTCTAATTCGAGTGCTTCGAATCTGTATTCTGGCTCTGAATATCTTGTCAATAAAAATTCTGCTAGCAGATCTGAGTCTGCGTCTGTATTTAATAGCAGGCCGTCTTGTTCCAGGGTTGATATTCCGTATTGGTTTTGGGAGTCTGTGTCATTGGCTGTTTGGGTTGTTCCGTTGAGTCGAGTTACGTTTATTCGGTTGTAAAGTTGTTCTGATCCGTAGACCACTTGTAAATTGTTAAAAGGGATCCCGGTTCCGTCATCTGTAAATATTTTGATTCCCGATGATGAGAGTGGTTGGACTCTTTCTTGAAAGTTAAAATAACCATCTTTGCCAATAAATATGGCTCCTGGTTCGGAAAAGTTCACGGTTTGCAGATAATCTAAAACGTTTGTTCCCTCGTCCACCACGTCTGCTTGTAGTGTGGCTTGACCTGTATCGATCACTCTGCTTGCTGCTGGCCAATTGACTTCGGTGCGATTCAGTACGGCTGTAATTCTTGTTCCCGTTGTTTGACTGATCGCTGTATGAGCGCTGAGTGTTTGTGTTGCGAGCAATGTGAATCCATCTGAGGCGATCGCTACGGCTTGATTATCTCCACTTGGCTGGTATAGCAAATTCCAGTCGTCAATCAATCCTTGGAACACTGCTGTTCCGTTGCTTTGGATTCTTATTTCTCTATGTGGGATTATTTGTCCATAGTATGGGCTGCTTGTGTTTAATGGATCGAAAGTTCTTGCTCTGTTGTCTAGAAGTGCGCTGGCTTGTCCTGCGCTGTATCTATCTAGTTCTCTGCTTTTTCCTCTGTCAACTTGCACGCCTAATAAATATTCACTGACGTCATAAAATAATGATCCACCTAAAACAAATTCTGTGTTATCTAGCACGCCTTGAACTGAATCGTCTAATGTAAAGAATGGTCCACCGAGACTTGATAAATCAAAACCAATTTCAACTGTGGTGTTTGGTACGGTCATTTATGCGCTCGCAAATACTGGTCCGGATGATCTTTCGTATCTTTTGATTGCGTCCACAATATCTTTTCCTACTTGTGATCCGTTTGTTCCTATTCCTGCGTTGACTGTGATGTTGTAGGTTGCGCCCATCATTTTTGATGTTTTACCTGTTAGTGGAACAATTGCTTCTGGTCCTGCTTCACCGATTAACGCATTTGTTGGTCCCATCACAATTCCTCCTTTTGCTAATCTGGAGAATCTGCCTAGACCGTATCGTCCTGATTCATCTGGAGGCAGCACAGTTGATATTTTGCCTGTGTTTTGTATTTTGGTTCCTGATGTATTTGTGGATGTTTTTGGCACTGCTGCTGGGGCTGTGAGGCTTGCTCTTAGTCTGTCTAGTTCGGCTCTTGCTGCTTCCAGTGAGGCTTTAATTCCTGCGACTAGTGCTTCTCCTTGTTGCACGCCTTGTTGGTAGAAAGTTTCGGCTCCTAATTGTCCTACTGTGTTGGCTACTGTGTTGACTGCTTCTAGGAGTGTGTTGACTTGGTTTACGATTGTGGATCCACCAGATATAAGTTGATCTGCTATCAGTGATCCTGCTTCAAATCCACTATCCAGTAGTTCTCTGATTCCTCTTTCGGATAATCCAAGTTGAATTAATTGTTTTATTTTGTCTGCAAATGTTGTTGCTTTTTCTGCTTGACTTGTTATTGCTTGTAGGAAGTTTTCTGTTTCAATCGCTGCGCCAAAGTCAACCACGTCGGTTACTGATCCGGAAATTGTGTTTCGTAAATCATCAAATTTACCTCTGACGGAATCGAGTGCTGATTCTGCTTTGGAGAGAGAGTTTTGCAAATTGTTTACAACTGATTCTTGTACTTTGATGTTTGCTTCGATAAGTGCTTTTTGTGCATCGGATAATTTTTTGGTTGCTTTTTCGGCTTTGTCCAGTGATGGAAGTGTTCTGTCGGTTGCTGTTTTGAATCCATAAATTTTTTCTGCCATGAGTTGGTATCTATCGCCTGAAAGTTTATTTGTGTCAGCAAGTTGTGAAACTTCTTTTCCTGTTTCTCTTGTAATAGTTATATAAGCACCTAGAACTGGAATTGCTGCAATTAATTCTTTTAGTCCAAATCCTGCTGGGAGCAGTCCTGCTTTTTTTGCTGTGTCTAGAAATGAATTGCCTAATTTTGCAACTTGATCAATGAGTGTAATTGTTCCAATGATTACATAGCCGATTTCCTCTGCAACCATAATCAAGGCTTTGCCCATTTTTTCTGCGCCTCCTCCTGGGCCAGAAACATTTTCTAGTGCTCTGATGAATGCAAATCCTATTGTTTCTTTTGCGTCCTCAAAATATGCTGGGAGTATTTGAACTTGTCCAGCAAAGGTTTGTGCTGCTGCTGCTGCTTGTCCTGAGAATTTAGTTGCGAGCACTCCGGTGATTGTGTCTAAATCTTTTGTTTCTAGAACTGTTTTGCTTAGGCCAACGCCTAGTCTTTGTAGTGATGTGAATTGCCCTCCGGCTGCCTTTGATAAGGCCGAGGTCACGCTTTCTAAATCTCTACCTGTTCCAGCACTTATGTCAAGCGCTAAACTTAAAAGTTTTTGTGATTTTTCAACATCGCCAGTTGCTAAAACAAGTCTGTTGAGTGCTGGTCTTAATTGATCATCGAGCACTCCAGTGCTGAATTGTGTTTCTCTAATAAAATTTGATAGCCCGGATATTTGTGCAGAGGTTGCGTTTGTTGTATTGCGTATGGATCTTTCTAATTGAACTTGGGCTTTTTGATCCTCCATGGCTCCACGAACGCTTGCTGCAAAAAAAGAAACAACTTGTTTTGCTGCGAATACTGTTGCGAGTGTTCCACCAAGTTTTTTTGTTATTCCATCAAGTGAACTGATGCTTTTGTTCGCTGCGTTAACGCCTTTAGGATTCCATTGGGAAACAATCGGGACTATAATTGCCATGTTTTATTTCACAATCCTTTAGGGTTCTTTGCTAATTCTACATTCTTTGCGCTTGAATATCTTTCAATTATTTTTACAATGTCATT